CGATCTAAGAATAACATATTCTCTTCAATCGCTCCTTGCTTATCAAGCTCTTGTAGTATCTCGTCAAAGTCTGCAAGTCCATTCGCTCCACCAAAATTTTGATCTGTATAGACAAGACCTCTATCTTCAAGTGCGGCAAAAAGTCCATCAGAACCAGTAAGAGTTGTTCCACCGCCAAAGCTAGCGTCTGCAACCGTAATACCAGCAGCTGACTTTTCAGCTTCTAACATACTCATTTCTAATTGATCCTCAAAACGAATACGTGCTTCGTGCTCAGATTTTAAATACCATAAGTATCCAGATGTTCCAACTTCAGTAGTAACTTCAACCCACCCAATTTGAGCTGTATCAGATCCACTTACATTATACTTGTCTCTAAGGATAATTGGTTTGTTATTAAACTGCTCGAAAGCTGCATCAACAGAAGTACCTGCATTAGACGTTCCTTTTGCATATTCAGAACCATATACGAAGATTTTGGCGGCTGCATGCACTGTAATAGCTGGAGTTGCATATCCAGTTACTGTTAATGTAGCATCACCTGCGTTAGGAGAATTCGCTGTAACAGACTGTACATAAGCTTTTTCTACCACTAAACCATTAGCTGAAGCAACTACGATAGTAGCTCCTGGTCCAATAACATTTTGAGAAACTCCCCCAACTGCTGGGATTATAACTGTTGTAGCTGTAGTCTCAACTGGATCGTAAGCTGCGTGTAATCTTCCTTGCTCTGACCAAACTACTACGTCTGAAGCCATTGGCATTTCTGCTCCTACCATTCTTAAGAATCCAGAGATCGTACGGTTTCCGTAACGCTCTACTTCTTTTTCATACACCTCAGGTAAGAATTGTTGTGTAAAGTCTAAGTCAGCTAGTGTTAAGTAGTTGTCTTGAAATAATGTTTGTGTTGGTCGTGGGACTAAGTGAGCTAATGCTCCTGCGCTCCCAGTAAATGAACCTGCTGCGGCCATAATTTTTTGTTTTTAGTTATTATTTTTTAATTTTGAAGCCATACTTGTTGGTGCTTTTTGACGGGACTGCTTTTACAGAGAATCCGCTGTTGTCACTGACTTTCTCATGAGTGCCTCGAGGACCCATATCAATGTTTTTAGCTTTCTGTACACTTGTTTTCATTGCATCGGCCTTGCCTTGCTCATAAAAATGGTTTGCAATCTTGTCTGCATTCATAGCTGTAAATAAAGACTTGTGATAACCTGCTGCGTCACTCATTTCATTTTTGTCGTTCAAGAACTTCTTGACCAAATTATTGATGTCGCTTTGGGTGTCTTTAACCTGGTCTGCATTGTTTACTTTAAAACGGAACTTCTTTTCACCAACGTTGAAATCAAAACCTTTGAAATCATCGGTAAAAAGCTTTTCTGTTTTGTTCTTAAATACAGACACTTGACTTTCAGCTACTTTAGTTGCTGCTTCGTTTTCTTTACTATATCGATTGAAAAATTCAACCGCTTTTTGTTGCTCTGGGTTTAAATTTACCCCAGCTTTTACTTCGTCGTAATATTTTGTTTTTAATCCCTCTAAGTGATTTTTAGCTTTTGCTAATTCTTCTTTATGGGCTATTTTCTTTTTACGTACATCTCTGTCTTCGTCTAGTTCTTCATCATAAGAAAAGTTGTCTTCCATTAAGAAATCAATTTCTTCCCTGTCTAAATGCGGTTTAGTTGACTCGTAGTATTCCCTTAATAGTTGTCCTTCATTTAAAGAAGCATAATCAGTATTAAGTTTTACGTAGTCCTCTAAGCTTCCGCCTGTATCATTCATGAATTCAACTACCTTCTGTATATTATCTGGTAATTCAATTCCTGAATTTTGTTGTTCAGCGAGAGCTTCGTGTACATCTTCTTGAAGATCTTCTACTTGTTCCTGCACCTCTTCTTCCGTTATCTCTTCAATAAAAGATTCTTCAGCTTGAACAGGTTCTGGCTGTTGAGGTGTTTCATCAGCTATTACCTCAGGTGTTTCAGCTACTTCTTCTACAACTACGTCAGGAGCCGTAACAGCTTCTTCTGCTGGTTTATTTAATTCGTCTAGATTAACTCTAATGACGCCATCATCATACGACAATGGTTTTTGTTCCTCTTGAGGAGCTTCCACTACTACAGGAATTCCTTGTTCTTGTTCTTCTGCCATGATAAAATATTATATAATTGTTATTATTATTATTACCTAGGCCCAAAGGAACCTAAGTTAAAATCTCCGCTAAGTATATCGTTTCCGCTGGATTCGAAGTTTTTTGGAGGTAAATCATTCTGTCTTTGATTTATTAATTCACTCTGTTGTGTAGCTTGTAGCTTAGTTCTTTCGTCTTTTCTATCTTCTTTATCTGTTACTTCAGTTTTCCGACCTTGAACCTCAATACCTTTAAGCTGCATATTCATTTGGAATTCTAATTGCATCAACTCTTTTTTCAAAGAAGCTTCTTGTATTAATTTTTGAGCATCTATTTGAGCTTTTGCTTGCTCTAATGCAATTTTTTGTTGGATTAAAGCTTGTCCTTTTTGCACTTCTGCTTGAGCCGCTACTTGTTGTGCTTGTGTGTTTGCTTGTGCTTGAGCTTGTATATTTTGCTGCTGCATTTGCTGATCCTTAATCTGCTTCTCGTTCCTTCTTATCTTTAATAATTGATTAGCTAGCTTTAAGTTTTTAATTTCCCTAAGATCAATTGCATCAGTTAAGTCTATAAGACCACTTTGAACAGCTGCTTGAATGTTGTTTTCAAGAACAGCTCTTTGCTCTTCGTCTGGTTGAAGCTCAATAAATATGCCAAAATCATATAAGTATAGATCGCTCATCTCTTCAAGCACTGCTACATTTTGATTACCTATCTTGTGTATAAATGCTTCCTTTGTAGGTGAGTATTCTAGTATATCTGATATCCTTAATGATAATCCTTCACATAAATCAGACGTTAGATATAAACTACCATCCAATATATGTCTTGTTGCTGTATTAGAGTTTGCTGCAGCCATTTTTTGCACACCAACTAAAGCTCTAGCATCTGGAGTGCTGCCATCTCTTGCTTCGTTTAACCCCGTAACATCTCTTATCATTTGCATGTAATAGTTGTAGTTGGTTATTAAGCTTTGCATTTTTTGCCCACCCGCTCCTGTTGTAATTTCTTGTATTGGCACTTTACCAGGATTCATATCACCATCTTGAGTGAACGATCTACCTATAACAGAACCTGTTTGAAAGAACATATTAAGCGCTTCTTGCGGGTTGTAATTAGTTCCATTGCCAAGATCTACTTCAGCTAATCCGTCTGCATCAAGATAAACACCATCAGGCACCATTCTTGACATTACTTGTTGTAACTTTAAGTGAGTTAATTGAATCATATCCGCAAAACCAGTTATACGGCTTACTATTGATTCTATTCTACCTCTATACATTCTAGGCGCCACGATGCTATAATTCATCTTAACCTTAGTGTAATCGCTCTTAGGGCGAATCATATTTTTTGCTAATTCCCATTTAAGCATTTCTCCACCTAAAACTTTTACTCCCTCATAAACAACTTCTAAGGATTTAGACAACTTAGTTATCCCGTACTCCTCATATAATTCTTCAGGCGGATTAAATTCATCTGTTTTAGGAATTATTTTAGCTGCTCCTGTAGCAGTTTCCTTAACCTTGTAAACTTCATTTGAAAAAGTCTTGTAATTAAAGTAAAGAACCTGAACAGTATTTGAATCGTCATAATCCGAATTACTAAGGGTTCTGTCATAAAAACCATTGTTGCTTGTATTTTGACCTGCTATTTTTTGTAGATCATCATTAGTTAAGTGAGGGAATTGTTTTTTAAGTTCGTTTAAATGAACTGCTTTAACTTCCCCTACGTAATATACGTCATCAAAATATGGAGAATCCGTATAAGACCACACTAAGGTTACGGGGTCCACGTAATCAACTAAAGCTCCCTCTGCTTTGCTAAAGGTGTTTTTCACAGCGCCAATACCAATAGTCGTTAGATCATAGTTACATCTTCTTTTAATTAAATCGTATTTATTACCATCTAATAATACATTTATAGCCTGCTCTTCAGCTATTTCAACTTGCTGCTTGTAGCTAAGCTGCATGTGTAGATCAAGCTCTTCTTTGTTTTTAGGCAAAGTGTCAGGGTTATTCTCAAACAAATTAACCCCAAACTCCTTAGCTGCGAAGTCGTTTAGCGCCTGGGTTTGCATGTCTCTTATAATAGACTCCATATACTTAGTTCTTTTTTCAACACCGTATGGATCCTGAGAGTATGCTTTTATGTCAAATTGTCTGTCTGAAATTCCGTTAACAACTATATCTACAAACTTAGGTATAATTGGTACAGGCTTCCAGTCTAAATTCAAATATGATAAATCACCATTGATTGATAACTCATCTTTATATTTTTGAATTGGCTGCTCTCCTCGAGCGTATAATCTAAGATTATGAAAGGTTGCTTGGTTACTTTTGAACCTGCCGTTCCCATTATCGGAACTAAACCATTCATTTTCTATAGCTCTACCAATAGTGGTCCCGTAGTCTAATGACATTTTTTCTTGGTCACTAGCTATTTGGCTTGGAAAATAACTTGTTATAGGAGTGGTAGCCATATTTTTATTTTTTCATTATTTTTGATAAACCACCAGTGTTGGTGTATTTAGCTATTTTTAAATTTATTTTATTCTTTTCTACTTGAGGTCGTGGGTGGTATAAATGTCTATTGCAAGCCATTATCGCTAACCCCGAACTTATTGCCGCATCAAACTTTGTTCGTTTATTTATGTCAAACCCCGCCCAATCGTTTAGCGTTGTATTAAAATACATTGCTCCATATTGTCCATCTGATTGTAAACCAACGTGTTTGTCAATATACGTTTCTATAGCTGCTGCGTGAGCTTGCTTTATATCTTCACTCGAGTTAGGCATGCCGCCAATTTCTCTTTCAGTTACTGATAGCTTGTTCCAAAGCTTATCTGGTCTATTCATTGAATAACCCCTGTATCCTCTTCTTTTAAAGTAGTATAATAACCTAGGTTTATTATTCTCTGCTAGTATAGGCATTCCATAAAATATGCATGCCATTAATACGTCTTCAAAAAATATTTCAGCAGTTTGAGGTCTAGCAATATATTCTAAAAAGAAAGTATTAACTGGATGATCCTCCATACTGAATTTAGTTAACCCATGCAAAGCTCCTTTGGAACCTTGACCATCTGTTGTTCCAGATATATCATAACTATCACAGCCAAATGCACCCATGTGCTCATTGCCTGGGCTTTTTAATCCATTCTTTACTGTTTGTCTATTCTGTAAAGCACTGCTTGGAACCCACGATATTTTAAATCTTCCACTTGGATTTGGTGTAAATATAACAGTTGAATCTTTAATTCCGTTAGCCCACTGAAAATTGCCAGTAGTAACTACATTTGTATTACCAAGATCTTCGTTATAATCTATTTGCTCGTATATCTTAACTAAGTTAAATATACTGTTTTTTGTTTCATCTCTAAAAGCGTGTTCCTCTGTACGCGGAAACTGTCTATAGAATTCATTTAAAGCATCCTGGTCTCCTTTTAAGCCATCTGCTTCATTATCCCAGTGTTCTATAACTCCGACGTCTATAACGTCTCCTAATGGACCTAATACTGTTTCCTTAGGCGTATTGAATACAGGCATTCCATATTCATCTATAAACCCTTCGTAATTCCATTCCATTGGAATAAATAAAGAATATAAACCAGAAGCTGTTTGCCCGTTTCTGTTTCTTTTTGTTACACTGGAATTCCCATATAACTTCTTAAAATTAGCTCCTCCTTTATCTAAAGCATTTGAGGTTGAACCCATCATACACTTACCAATAATTCTAGAACCTAATCGTAAACACGTTTTTGTTACTCGCCAGTTATTTAATATATTATCTGGTCTTTCCCACTTTCCACTTTCATCGTGTACTAGTAATTTTAATTTTTCTCCATCATAGGAG